GCAGCGTGTTCGTCACCAACGTAAGTAGCTGTACCAGATACAGTAGCTTGGTTGTATGTATACTCTGTAGATGCTAGAGTACGTAGAGATAACAAGATTTCTTGGTCAATTTCAGCAGTAATTTCTTGTGCTAGAGCGGCCATGATTTCTGCTTCAACGTCAATACCATGTTGAGACTGAGCATCTTGTGCTGCCTCAAATGTCCAACGTGCTTGCAACTTACGTGACTTAGCTTCAACAGCCTGACGCAAGATTTGTACGCTGATTTGCTTACCACCGTTGCCTTCTAAGGCAGCAGTGTCGTTAGCTGTGTAATAGCTTGTTGAAGCATCACCGCTTGGAGTGCGAGAATATGCCTGAGCAATCTTGAACGGTGACAATGCTTCTTCACCAGCTGTAACGCTAGTAGCGGCTGCTGAGTTGTCAGTCAATGACTGAGCATAACGTACACGCAATGTGTGTATCTGACCAACTGGACCAGTCATTGGCTGAACGCCGACTAGTTCGTTAGCAATAACAGTTGGCATAACACGACGGATAACCGGTAGAATAACGCGGTTAAGAGTTGCAATGTTACCTGCAGTTGTAGTACCGGCTGAAGATTCAGCTAGTAACTGTTTTTTGGTGTTTTCTAAGATAACACCCATTGTTGAGCGGCGTGTGCCCTTTAAGCCTTCTAACAGGGCCTCTTTGGTTTCGCCCCAACGGCTTTCTAATAGAACTTTTGACATATTAATATTCTCCTATAGATGTCGTTAATTTATAGCCCTGCCAGACGTTTGATATCAATAACGTTGTCACGTTGACTCATATCAATTTCTTGTTTCTTGGCAGATTTATCACCAGTTACTTCTGTAACAACTCTGGACTCAGCCAATGCTTGCTTTGATGCAGGCTTTGTTGTGCCACCGGAGTTTAGAACTGCTGGTAGATACTTATCGAATGCGACCTTCAATTTTGGTGTCTGGACGCTTTCTAGCAAGTTTTGCATTGTCGTTGCTTTTTCTTCATTAAGAGTACTAAGCAAGTCACCCATCAATTTTTCACGTTGATTAGATTCTTTGATAATGCGAACTTCACGTTCTTTACTTTCGACCAACTTCTTAGCATTAGACATAGCTTGCGCTGCCTCTGCTAACTTTTGATCTTTTTCTTGTAGTTGTGACACTAGCTTGCGAGTTTCTGCTTTCTCATTTAGATGAGTAACAGAGAATTCGCCGGCGAATGCTTCAAACAGTTTGCGACCGAAATTATTTTCTTTTGCAATCTGAATGTCTTCCTTAAGCTGAGATAATTCACCCTTAAGATGTGATGTGACTACTGTGTTCAGTCTCTTAGCAGATTCGGCAACAAAACGTTGCTTCAATGCTTCAAGGTGTGAACGACCTTCGGCAACTAGTTTAACCTTAGCTTCAACAACTGCTTGCTTGTCCTGCGTGAATTCTTTAATTTCACGGGCAAGAGCATGAACAACGAATTGTTCTAGTTTAGCTTGGCTTTCTTTCATTGCTTTGCGATCATTGCGTAATTCTTTAATTTCTTCGGCTAGTTTAGTAACCATGAAATCATTGAACTTAACTGCGCTTTCACGTAGTTTTTGATTTGCACGAACGCGGTCTTCATTCATAGCTTGTCTTTCAGATTGAAATTCTTCAATTTCAGTCTGCAAGCTTTCTGTCATCATCTTATCTAGGGCTTCAACCATCACACTTCTGTCGTGTTCGTAACGGCGTGCAAAATCTTCACGTAATTCTGCACGTACTTGTTCACGGGCTTCAGACAATTTGGATTCCCAGGCTTCGTTTAATTCTTTGCCCACTTCCTCATTGATTAGACCGCTTTCAAGTAATGGTTTGATAGCATCAAACATGCTTATTCCCCTTTATTTGATTTTGAGATCCTTGATAAGGCGTTTTACTTCCTCAGCAAGATATCTCTGTACTTTTTTGTCACCTTGAGCATCCTTTGCAATATTCAACAATTTATGACCATGACGCATATTCATCATGCCTTCATAAATCGCTTTGGGATATGCATTGGGTGCGCTCGGTTGAGCGACAATATCCACAGTGACTATTTCAAAGTCACTGACACGGCCGTCCATATCGTTAACGTTTCCGCTACCTCTACTAGACACGCCAAGTTTAACACCACTCTGCAACATGGTAGTTACTAACTGACCCATTGGAGTTGGTAGAATCTTTAATTTACCGAAGCCGTTAGCTCCGTCCATCCACATAGATGTAATCATATGTGATACACGGTCTAAGTTAATCTTTAAATCGTCTGGGTGATCTACTTCACCTAAAACTGAGTAGCCACCTGTGATTTGTTCGTTGAGAGTATTAACGGCTGATTCGATTTCAGAAACGGGGTAAACACGCTCGTTGGCGTTTTTTACCCCACCCTGAATGAAAATCCCTTTCATATATAGGGATTTTCCGTTGCCGTCATCTGACGATTCAACCACCATACCGGCTCGGTCAAATGTCAAATGCTCTTTGAGATACAAAGCCATTGCTCTCAGATTCCTTAGATACGTTTCTTAACTATCTTGCGTGACTCAGAGACTGGACTCTTTGTGTTTACGCCAGAAGCTTGAGACTTAGTTGGGACTGGAGCCTTTTCTAAATCTTGTGTCTTTTGTGCAGGAGCATTCTTGAACTGTCCTGCGCCTTTAACTTGTGTCTCGCCCTTAGAACCGTAGTTGCTAGGAGCTTTAGGGCTGTTAGGAACAGATTCTGATTGACCACTGAATTTGACTGGCTTAGAATCCATACCAGCTTGACCGCTGTTTTGTAGGCTTGGGCTCTTTGTTTGAGCACCGTTGTCACCCATCTTACCGTATGAATTGTATGTTTGTCCACCAATTTGTTTTAGTTGAATAGCTTCCATAACTGATTCTTCTAAATCATCATCTTCTTCATCGATTTCTTCGGCTTCCATCATTTCTTCGTCACCGCCAAAATCTTCTTCGTCACCCATGTCGTCATCGCCCATGTCGTCATCGCCCATGTTATCGCCGCCCATGATTTCTTCAAATTCGGCCATTAATTGGTCTAGCTTATCTTCAATACGAATAACTGCATCTTCAACTTCGCCGGCTTCATCATCACCAACGTCATCTGCGTCAATGTCAATTATTTCGTCATCGCCTTCACCGTCATCAGCATCGAATTCCATTTCTTCGTCAGCTTCTGTCATACCGCCGGCTTCTTCAGCATTGATTTCATCCATCAAATCACCGACTTGACCAACCATGCCGCCTTCGCCCATCATCTCGTCGTCCATAATAGACTCATAGATTTCACGTGATTTCTCTACCACGATATCGTGAAATAATTCACGTGCTTGTTCTTCGTTCTCATTGATAATCAAATCAATAAGTTTTTCAAATTTTTTGTTATCCATTGTTTGTCTCCTGAATAGAATGGCTTTGTAATAATTATTTAGTGGGTATCATAAAAAAGAGCACAATAAGTGCTCATTTTTTGCGTTTTTACTTGAGATATACTAAATCACACTGCCGGGGCTCCGTCCGCCTCCGGTTTTGGTCCATATTGTATATGGACTTTCTTCAGATGTTGCTTCTTTTCATAGTTGCGAACATCCATCATCTTACGCAATTTACGTATTTGCTTTAACGTAAGTTTAGTTTTTCTTGATTGTTTCCATTCCGGTTTGCTGTTATCTTGATTTACATCTTGATAACCTGCTATCGGCGGATCGAACATTTCCATTAGTTTCATAGTATAGTATTTATCTTATGCTGTTAAGCCGCCACCGGCGCTTGGTCCACTTGGCATTGCGCCTGGTGATGATTGTACAGGACCTGCTACATCAGGAGCTATTGCTTCTCCCTCAGGGTTTTCAGGTTCACTCATCTCTTCACCTGTTTGTTCATCAGTTTCAATATCACCTACACTTACGCCAACGTTTCGTAAATCTTGACCTTCTGGTTTGTCATCTTCAGTCTCATTGTTTTCTTCACGCCATAGTTCTTCGTTTTTAGTAATTTCTTCTTCAGTCAATCCTAAGAATCGTTCTAGTGCAAAACGTTTAGCAATATAAGGGAACGCTTCCATGCTAGTAAATGTGCCAACACGTGCATTGTCTAGTTCACTTTGACGATAGGCCGCAAAGTTCTGTGGTGGGTTGAACTTTAACTGGAACAATCCACTATCAATGTTTAATCCTCTCCAACGCAAGAATAACTTGAATTCTTCATCAAGTTTCAGTGCAACATAGCTTTGTAAACGTTCGCAATATTGATTAAAACGAAACTCTTGAATCATAGCAGTACCAACACGACCGTCACTCATAGGAGTAACATTATCATCAGGACCTGTAGGAAGATAGCTACTTGGCACACGTAAACCACGTGCTAATCTGTTGTTAAAGTAGCGCAAGTCATCAATCTCGCCCAAGTTTTGACCACCGGGAAGGACTTCAACACTTGATCCTCTCCCGTCAGCAGTGACAGGGAAGAAGTAATCTTCGTTCATTGATAATGGGTTGTATGATGCATCAACTATACTAGAACCACCATATATGCTTGGAATTCTACGTTGATGAATCTCGTTCTTAATACGTTCAACAAATGCCATAGCCATGTGACTTGGCATGTTACCAACGTCAATCTTAAACATTCTACGTTCAGGAGCACGTTGTACACGATAGATAAGAACCGCATCCTCAAGCAATTCTTTTTGCTTATATACTTTAAAGATGTTTTCTAAAATACTTTGACCGAAAGGCCAGAAACGATCCAGACCTTCAGTCAAACTTAGATGGACTACATGTTTAGCATCTATGGCTGACTCGCTCTGGCCTAAAGTGAATCGACTACCGGATGTGTTGTAAGGCATTGCAGGAACAGTGTAACCACCTCCACCACCTGTGCCACCACCGCCTGTACCACCTAAGCCTGTTGCAGGATTAGCGGCAAAGTCTGTATTAGTTTTCTGTGCTACTGTTAAGTTCTGTAAGTTAATGTTAATGTCTTTAATAACATATTGTTCAGGTTTTTTACCTTCACTTTCATTGACAATAACCTTAATGATCTTAACCATATCGACCCAGTATAACTTGAAGTTTTCTGGATCACGTACAAAGCACTGATCTCCGTATTTGATAACATTACGGAAGATTTTAAAGATGCGAACGTCAAATTCATTGAGTTTGCACCATTGTTGTAATTGTGTTTTGAGCATTTCTACTTCGTGTGGAGTAGGATCTTCCTTAAATTCAAACATAAAAGGAGTCTTATTTTGCTCGTTTTTCATCGTGCTGAATTCAGAAATAATATCTAAACATGCGTTAATTTCAGCATCAACGTCCATCATTTCATACTGATTATATCGTTCAATACGGTTTGGATGACCTGTGTAGACTTCAGGAAGTCTACTCATGTAGTTGCGATAGCCCCAATCTAAATCGTTCCATCCACCAGTAGAGCTGCCATTTTGACCAGGACTGCCGTTCCAAGCTCCCTGATTGTTATTGCTACCTGAAATGGGACTAGATACGCCGCTTCTGTTTAAAAATTTCTTTTTGTATGTCATAATCTCAATGAGTTACATGTATTTAGTGTCAGGCTCGTGAATTCTGCAATAACTTCTCTTGTGTGTCATACGATTCTGATAGCTTATCCTTAATATCGGATAAGATGCTTACCATTTCTGTCATTGGATCTTCTCCTGGATCAGAAGGATTCATACCAGCAACCGTATCGGCTGATTGCTTAGTCAATGTATCTTTAAGCTGTAGTAAAACTTCTCTGAATTCAGTTGTTAATTTTTCCATTGCAGTAGAAAGATCCTCATTATTATTCTCCATGAGTTCTTTCAATCTGTCACCTAATACATCACCTATTTCGGGATCAAATGCTTTAGTACCTAACTCTGCTCCTGCAAGATTAGAGTTTGTTCCAATTCCAGAACCAACAATCTTTTTCCAAGCTTCAGGATCAGTTATGGTTTGTGTCTTATCATCGTATGCTCCTATCTTGCTTGCCATCTTAGAGATAGCACCAAGATCAGTTGACATAGGACCTTGATTATATCCTGCATACTCATTCACCCCAAATGCAGTTGGACCCATTTCTTCAGAAAATAACTTAATTGATTTCTTTGCAATTGATGTTGCATCTATTGATGGCATTGCAGTATCGCCACCGGTTGTTACATTACCAGTCATCTTAGTAATAGATTCAAGTCCTTGCTTACCCACACTTGCAATCTTGTCATTAGGTATAACTGTTTCAGGGCCATGCAATTCTACTAGATATCCTGTGTCAGGGCCATCAAAAACGCCGCCCCTTTGTGCTTTTGGAATGTCTGACTTTTTAGTATCAGCAGATGCAACCATCGTACCCTGACCTTGAGACGGTTGTATACCTTGAATGTCTTTAGATGCGGCATACCTCGATACTTTACCTAACAATTCACCTTTAATGTAGTCACTTGACTTATTAACATCACGGCCTGCAACTTGACTAGTTGCTAATTGGTTAGCCATATCTTGAGTCATAGGCTGTGAGGGATCAATACCCATCCTTTTAGCCATACTGCCTTTAGTCATTTCCATGTACCATGCAGTTGCTTCGGCCGCTACTTGAGGATTATTCAATAGATCCGGGTCTTTTACTAGTCTATCATCACCGAACAATGCTTGTGAAGCCTTTGCATACATTGCTTTACCAGTAATACCGATATAGCCTCGTCCGCGATACTTGAAACCGTCACCTATTTCAGTATTACCCATGCCACGGCCGATCTTAGTATCTTTGCCGTACATTACTTCACCCATCATTTCGGGGTTCTTTTTAATCTCATTTATTTCTTGATCTGATTTCCCAGCTACTCTGGATCCAAATATTGATCGAATTCTCTCGTTACTAGTTTTACCGTAATCTAAATTTTCGTTTTGAAGTACACCACCGGTTTCCTTCATAACATTACCAAGAACAGCATTAAGATATTTTTCATCTCCCATGCCACGCTTCATCATTGCGGCTTTAACATCGCCTAGATTCTGTTTAATATCCTGATCTTTAGCTTTAGCCGGTTTCAATCCAGTGCCGCCGCCCATACCTGCTAGAGGAGGTGCTGATGGAGGCTTTATACCCTGTCCTTCGGCTGCAGCCGGCGCTCCGGTTTTTGCAGAACCAGTTCCGCTACCTGCACTGCCTCCTAATATTCCACCAACGTTATCTGGAAGTTTAATACCAGTACCAGTTCCAGTAGAACCAGATTC